GACATCTGCTTCTCGTAGCTGGACCAGGCCGCGGTGGCCCCAGTGATCGTCGCCACGTCGGCAGCGCTGATCCCGATCAGAGTCTTGCCGGCGGTCTTGGAGAGGTTGTTGATCTTGCGACCGAGGCCGTCGACCGCCATGCCCAGCTGATCGGTGTTCCCAGCCGATGCGGTCATCGCCCGGTCGTACTGGGAGTTGTCGCTCGTCAGTACGACGTTGGCTTCGATCGGCTGAGCCGTCACGTCCTACTCCATCTTGATCGAGCGTCGGTTCCGAGCCTTGATGGCCATCTGGGCGGTCAGCTGCAGGGTGGTCGGGATCAGTTTGACATTGGTGCCCGGCAGTGACGAGCCCTGCGTGTCCCCGAAGACGGACTTCTGGTAGCAGCCCTGACAGAACTCGTCCACAGCAGTGAACGCGAACTTGTTCTCCTCCCACTCCCACGGGGCGGTCCCGCACATCTGACACCGTGCTGAGGACTCCAGCGCGTAGGCGATGGTCTTGGCCCGATCCTCGGCGTCCCACTTCAACCACTTCGAGTGCGGGATCCCATGCTCGAAGCAGTAGGACATCTCCAGGTAGAAGTTGCGATCCTTCCTCAGCCGCTCACGCTGAAAGGGATGTCCAGCCCCCGGTTGTTGAGCTCGACAGCGTTCCGGAACAGCACCATCACGTCACCGCGGGACCAGTCCTCGGAGTCCCAGATCTGCTTGGCCTCGGCAGGGGTGATCTCGGGGTCCACCGAGCAGGCAGCGATCAGCGCCGGCGCGAAGGAGTCGATGTCGAAGGAAGCACCCTCAGCGCGCTGCTCCGGCTTCGGCGGGTGCTTGGCCACGAGCCGGTCGTAGGCCCGCATCCCGATCGCCTGGTACTTCAGGGTGACCTCGTTCGAGCCACCGTCCCCGTCGTTGAGGAACAACGAGAACTCGGTGGTGGAACGAGGCTTGTTGACGAGCGCATCCACCGTGGCGCGCTTCTGCGCCTGGGACTGCTTCTGTCGAGCCTCGGTGGTCTTCGCTGCTGTGGTGGGCATCTGTCGCTTCCTGAGCGGAGGGATGTAGTCGGTGTGATGCTATCCCTCCGCCAGGACCTATGCTCCTACGATCGCAGCTTCAGCCGGCTCCACGTTGACCGAGCAGGACGCGGTGAACGTCAGCACGGTGTTGGAGCTCATGTTCGCCATCGTCCGCGAGGTGACCATCACTGGCCAGACCTCGATCTCGTCAGTCGCGATCGGGAGGTTGGCCGTACCCTTCCCGCCGAACCGGGCGATCAGGAAGTAGCCACGGGTACCACGAGGGAGGGTCTCCCAGGCGGTGTCGTCCTCGTCGTCACGGTAGAAGTCCGCGTCGAAGGTCGCTGCCGAGGTACCAGCGGTGCTGGTCTCGAAGAGGCTGTCGAACGCCGGGGTCGGCACCGTGTTGCCTCGTGAGGAGGCGTTCAGGCTGATGCAGTACCCGGTGAGGTCGACTGCAGCTGCCACCTGAGCCGCCGTGGGGGCCTCGATGTCACTGATCGTGGCGATCGAAAACCCGATCCAGGTGTTCTCATTCGGGATGATCCGTGCCATCAGTCGGCCTTCCTCGTGGTCGTCTTCTTCGTAGCTGCGGCCTGGGTCTCCAGGGGCTTCTCGGTGACCTCGGCAGCTTCTGTCTCACTACTCTCATCATCCGCAACCGTCCAGCCGTTGCGCTCCCACGCTGCGACGGACTCGCGGAGGACGAAGCCCTCTTCGCCGTCCTTCGTGATCTTGATCTGCTTGGCTCGTGGCATGTTCTATCCCTTCGTGACCCAGACCTCGAACGAGTCTGCTTGTGTGAAGTAATCCGGATAGGCAGACCCGATCCGGTTGGTGTTGCCGATCGACGTGCAGGTGACCTTCTGGATCCGCCACGCGCCCGTGTCGGTGTCGATCGACTCCCTGACGATGTTCGTCAGGTTCATCCTCATCCGGTCAGCCAGCGCCTCCGTCTGCTTCCTGGAGATGCCGGCGTAGACCACCGAGTAGGACAGTCGCCACTCGGACTGGCTGTCCCCCATGGCCCCACCAGGGGCCTGGAGGCTGGCTGCACCAGGCGACAGGGAGAGCCACGGGGTGAAGGTGGTCCCGGGCTCGTTCGGCTCTCCCTGCCACCCGAACGGAGCAGTCGGCTGGGCGTTGTCGCCCACGGGGAACCCCTCGGTCACCAGCTCAGCCAGCAGCCGAGTGGTGATCGGTCCTCGTGAGATGGAGCTAGGCACTACCTCGCACCGTCCTTCAGCACCTTGATGTTCGCCTCTGCTGCCATCGTCCCAAGCGAGTCCACCCATGCCTCAAACGCAGGGCGGACGAACGGCTGCGCCTTGGTGCCAGGGTGGTTCACCTTCTTGGCGTAGACGGTCGTGCCGTTCATCTTGAACACCAGGACGCCCCCTGGCGTCTTGGGACGAATGACGTGGGGCTTGGTGCCGAACTCCACGTAGCCGCCGTAGTCGGCGATGTTCGGGTTGGGCCCGATCACGACCCTGTCGGAGTCCACTCTGATCTGCAGCGAGCCGCGCAGCTTCCCGGTGTCGACCGGGACCAGCGCCTCCATCTCCGCCAGGATCTGGTTCGCGCTCTGGATCAGCACCTGCTGGGTGGTGACCTGGGAGTCCTCTGCAGTCTGTCGGAGTGCGTCCGCCAGCTTGGAGATGTCCGCCTGTCCGACAGCACCCATCACATCAGCCCAGTGACCTCGAACCGGCGCGTAGCACGCAGCTCACCGGCCTTGGCGACAGTCTGGATCTCGTAGCGCTTCCCCACCATCTGGGAGTCCTGGGGAGCGGTCAGGATGGTCACCTCGTCGTAGCGCTTGATGATCTCCGGTACGTCCCAGGGGATCGAGAGGTTCGTGGTCATCTGGTAGACGTCGACATCGCCGACCACCACCGAGGAGGCGTTGGCCACCTCCCAGATCCGGCACACGCCCTGGTAGACCCGCTCACCCAGTCCGGTGGGGGTGAAGATCAGGGAGTCCTCGTCGTAGCCCCCAGGCACCTCTCCGCGGACGATCAGGCAGGTGTACTCCATCACCGCTGTGGCCCGAGCCCGGACGTACGAGCGGGCCTGAGCGGTGATCGGTGAGCTCGTGGGAGTCGTGCTCACGGCTCGACGATCTTCTCGGAGTCCGGCACGTTCTGGCTCCCGGTGATCGGGATGTCAGGCGGGTAGACCCCGCCGTAGTCCTGAGCGCCGGCCTCCAGGTTGTCGTGCATGCCCTTGCCGAAGGCGAAGGGCTTGGTGTCTGGGAGCAGGGGCTCGTTGGGACTGACCCCACCTGCATCCGGAGCCGTCCCAACGAGCTGAGCCTGGTACTGCTGGCGAAGGTTCGCCGCCAGCTGGCGATACTGCTCGCCCACAGGCCCGAGAGAGACGCTCACTCCATCAGCGGAGTAGGACGCCTCGCGTGCGTAACGCGCTGCGATGGTATCTGCTACCGACGCAGCGACATACTCCAGAGAGTGGTAGAGCGGGAACCAGGTGTCGTAGGCCCACTGGATGTCCTCATCGGAGACCAGCCACTCGTTCGCTCCGAACGGGTCCACGTCCTGGACCAGGAACCGGACGGTGTCCTTGTCGGTGGTTCCAGCGCCGTCGTAGGTGTAGCTCGGCATCAGCGCGCCTTCTTCCTGGGCTGCTTCTCACTCAGGAGCTTGTAGCTCGCCGCGCCGCCTCCCCCCACCAGTGCTGTACCGGTGAGACCCGGGTGCCGCTGCATGAAGCCGCCAGCACGGCTGACGCCTGAACCAGCGCTACGGCCTACCTCCTTGATGGAGATGTCCTTCTCGCCGAGCCGGTTCAGGCTGCCCTTGATCTGACTGGCCCGAGAGGGCGCGCGCACTCCAGTGCGGGGTGGGCGGGGCACGCGGACCTTGGAGATCTCGCCGTGTTCGATCCCGAACGCCGACTCCATCACTGCCGCCTGCGATTCATCAGGCTGGACGCGCCGAGACCACCAGCTACTCCGCCAGCTCCTGCCACTCCGAGACCAGTCTTCATCGGACTACGTCCCATGCTGACACCAGCTTGACGCATGCCCATCCCGGCCCGCTGCATGCCCATCCCGAGCTTGGGCTTCAGCACGCCGCCCTTGCCCGCCATCCCAGCACCAGCGCTCTGCAGGCCACGACCAGCCTTGCCGGCCATCATCCCGACCTTCTGGCCCACCTTCACGGTCTGCTTGGCCGCGAGCGGAGTCATCAGGCCCAGCTTCGAGAACTCCTCGGAGCCGTGGTCGATGCCGAATGCGCTCTCCATCAGTCCTCCCCTAGGAGACCCTTGCGGCCACGACCTGCGCGCTCCATCGCCAGGACTGCGTCCCGCTGCTCAGGGTGCTCGTCCAGGTACTCCAGGACCGCGTCTACGTTGTGCTCAGCCGGGTCGTAGGTCTCTTCGAGGCTCTCCGGCGGCTCAGGGTCAGCAGCAGGCTCTTCAGCAGGATCCTCAGCATCAGCCACATCCTCCGCCTCCGTCTCCGCCACCGACTCAGGCGTGGGCCAGACCAGCTGGACCCGCTCCCGGTTCAGGTACTCCTCGGCCTCTTCCCGAGTCCTGACGTGGGTGTGCCAGTGCCGGGGCTTCAGGTGGCCCTCTTCCAGCACCGGGATCACGAAGCGCGCGCGCACGAGCGTCTCGATGTTCCGGGCCTCCTCCTGCGGGAACTCCTGGCCCATCACGTACGGGACGCCGGCGTAGACGAAGTTCTTCGCAGCGACGAAGGAGATCCCATCGTTCTTCAGCAGCTGGACCATCTGTCCTCCTCAGCAGAGACGGGCCGCGGGCCGAAACCCACAGCCCGTCTCAGAGTAGATCTGACTACGCCACCGCGTTGGACAGGAAGATTCCCATGTCCTTGGCAACCACGCGCATGTCGTAGGTCATCTCGCCCTCGATGCGGTCCGCAGCGATCGGCTCCATCCGGAAGTTCTTCATCCGGATCCCGTAGCTGTTCCCAGCCAGGTACCCGTTCCAGGTGAAGGTGTAGCCACCAGCCGGGGTCATCAGGGACGGCGAGCTCGGGGTGTAGACGAGCAGCGCCGACTTGCTGTTGGACAT